ATGAAAGAATAAGTCACGGACCTTCTTGGAATGGTTGTAAACTAACTACGCCGCCAAATATTGTTATTCCACCAAGAAAAATGGAAAATGGACAATATGATTTTGGAATATCTATTTATAATAAAGCATTTTATAAATTACCTCAATCAACTCAAGAACTTTATTTGACCTTTTATAAAGAAGACCCTGTCACTAAAGAAAAAAACTATAAGATGTTAGAAGAATCTATAAATGATTTGGTTCAAAAGGAAGTTGATTTTGGCAGAGGTTTTTTCTAATCTAATTATATGGTATTCAATTATGTTTCAATCCCCATTTTTCTTATAAGTTTCGCTATTGGACTATTTTTTATATATATCCTTGGTCCAGAAATGAAAACTGTTTATATTTATCCTAGCCCGGAAAATGTTAACAAAGTATTATTTAAAGATAAAGCGGATAACTGTTTTTTGTTTCAACAAGAAGTTGTGGACTGTCCGAAAGATAAAAACTTAATATCTAAAATTCCAATACAAGTTTAAGAATATTTATAACACAATAATATAAATGGGAATGAATCTTGGAAAATTTGTTCATACAGAAACCGGCAGAATAATTATGTCTATATTGCTCGGTTTAGGATTAGCATCTTTATTTAGAACGGTATGTAAGGACCAAAACTGTTTGATTTTTCGTGCTCCTCCTTTAGACGAATTTAAGGATAAAGTTTATAAAAGTGATGGAAAATGTGTTAAATATAGCCCAGTACCCACTAAATGCTCATTAAATGCCAAAACAATCACATTTGAATAATTCCACCTTTATCCACCTTTAGAAAAGGTGGAGCCAAATTTGTTTAGTTATATTCACATTTGGGAAAAGGTAGAGCCAAATTTTTTTAATAAATTTGATTTTAAACTTTATTTGGCTCAACTTTTATAAAAGCAGAGTAAATCATTTTTGGCTCCACCTTTTTTAAAGGTGGAAAAGGTGGAAAAGGTATAATATTTGCGTAATTATTGTAATCAATCCTTCTTTACAATAATTATGAGTGACTCAACTAGTATTTTAGATTTACCGACTGATCCGGTGGGAGGTGGAAGTGTTGGTGGTAATATAGCCTTAACTGCACAGGAAAGTATGACACAGCCAAACCAACAACCTCAATCAGGAATGGCTTTAGATCAAACAACTATTAATCAAATTGTCAATAGTCTACAGCAAGCCACTTTAGCAGGTGCAACTCAATTACCTTCGAGAGATATTCCAATGACTACAAATAATATTAGTGTAGACCCTCAGGTTATGCCTAATTATGTTCCACCACCTCCTCCACAACATACAGATTATATTAAAAATTATGAACAAACTTCGGACATGATTCACAATTATAATAAAGGTAAACAAATGAATAATTCATTAGATGATATGTATAATGAAATTCAAACGCCACTTTTACTGGCTGTATTATATTTTTTATTTCAATTGCCATTTTTCAAGCGTTTTTTATATACATATATTCCATATTTGTTTTCTAATGATGGCAATTATAATATAAATGGGTTTCTTTTTACAAGTATTTTATTTGGTATGTTATTTCATTTATTAATGAAAACAACGTCTTATTTTGGAGCATTTTAGATACAAGATTTATACATAAAGTTTGTTATAATGAATTTTATTACATAATTTATGATATTTGTCTTCTTGAAATTCATTTTCAATTGCAAGCATAGGATATATTAATGCACGATTTCCCTCTTTAATAATTGTTTTATCCACCATAAATACATAATCATTTATCGAATTAAATTTATAATAATACTTATTTAATAAATATTTGGCAAAACTTTTAGTTATCATATACATATGAGACCCTGTTAAATAATCTGGATATTCGTGATATTTAAAGGGTGCATCTAAATGCATTGGACGTTTAAGATGATAAATTGAACACGTATTATCATAGTCAATTTTATATGGTAGAATATAACCTAATAATAATATATCTAAATCCAGGATATTAAAATCGGAGACAACTTTTTTAAATATTTCCTTAAAGTTTTCATGAATCAATATATCGTCTTCACAAATGACTGCATATTTATCATTGGTGTGATAATAAAAATCGTGTATAATATCCAAATGACCATATGTAATTGACCAATGTCTTGTATTAATTCTACTGCCAGCATATTTAAGACGTTTATCTGTATCTTTAATTCCTGGATAAAATTTACATTCTATACCTAGTTTTTTAAATCTATTTTCCATACTTTTTTTTTTGATCTCATCATTAAAGGATAAACAATAAAATTGACAATTAGGAATACTTGACATATGTATATTCTATTATATATATTTTATTATATATTTACTTTTATTTACTTTTATTTACTTTTATTTACTTTTATTTACTTTTATTTACTTTTATTTACTGTATTTATTCAAGACAATTTTTCTACAATTTTTCTACATTTAGTATTTATTTTTATTTTTTATTTTTTATTTTACAAAATTATTATTTATGAGTTTAAAATCATATTTATTTGTAAGACAACAATATAATATGGATGGTATTGATATTACTGATTCCGCATTTGCTTTAGATGTCCCTAGTGTTGACAATATACTCACTGCAGGCGGAGATAGTTCAACAGATTATACTATATTTATGTATATTGGAGTTGCTATATTAATTGTTATTAGCGGGTTATTCATATACAAATTTTACCAAAATAAGAGCAGTGAACAAGAAGAAGATTGTCCTGGAGGATTTTGTACAATGAATGAACAACATAGCAGACAAATTTAATATAATCCTTTCTTATTTTTACGAGTTTTTGATCTGTAAATATTAAAGAAATTATATTTATTGGTTGTTCGCTTCTTTCTTTTCTTCACAGTTTTCGATTTAGTATTCGATTTCGATTTAGTCGATTTCGATTTCGTTTTTTTTTCTTCCTTTTGGGTTTTTATATCATCTGGTCTATAATTTAAAAACCATTCTTCAAAAGCTTTCTTATCATTATTTTTTTTAAATTCTTTATATTTAGCTGCTTTTTCTGCTTTCATTTCTTCGACAGATTGTTGATGACCATAACATGTAATACTAAATCGTTTTAATAAACCCTTTTGTGATAATCTGTTTTTTTGTTGAACATCAAATAAAAATTTTGACATACAAAGTATTCTATCCATAAACTGTTCATAGTAATCTTCATTTGCATACAAAAACGCTAAATAAAAACTCAACATTGTATCAATAGTAGCCACTTTTACTTTTTTACCCTTCATCATTAATATATTATAACTATGACACCCAATGGGTTTGTAAATAAATAAAATAGAATCTTTTCCCACCATCACTTCATAATGTTCAGGAACGATATCTCCAATGGCTGATTGCTTCACTATTTTGACATTTTTAATTCCATTATCACCCAATCGTTCTTTAATAATGTTGGCTGTTTGTTCTGGATCATTGGATAAAACATCAAAATCCGCAGAATTTTCTAGCTTCTTTCTTAAATTAGCAGGCATATATTGCGAATAAAGAACATTGGCAAATCCGCCGAAAAATACCACTCCTTGATTAATTAATGTATTTTTTACAGTTTCGTAAATCTTATCTTCATTCTGTGTGTTTGCCATTTCACGTTGAAAATCCACATTATTGCAATTTTTATCCGTTATAGGATAATTTTTATTTAATAATGCTAGTCTTTTTAACACCTTTTCCCATCTACTAATATCGCCAGCCGGTCTAGACAATTCAAGATACATAGACATTCTTAAAAAATTTGGAGGGGCATACATTATTCCGTCTACAGTTTTAGCATCCTTTTTAATGGCTGTATAAATTTGCTTCGGTAAATATGTTATATCAGCGACTGGTATAAAATTAACATAAACTTTATATGTTCCGTGATGTTGGCCTGATTTGGCTTCGACATCAATAAACCCTTTACTATAATAAATATCAGCTAATTCTTTCGCATCATTTAGCGCGTTTTCAGAGAAAAAATCATAATCTGGAACTTCTACTTCTTTATTATAGAATCTATCTTCTTCAGGTAAAATATTATTAATTGCTGTTCCACCATAACAAATTAAATTTTTGCGTTTAATAAATTCTTCAACAATATCAATCATTTTTTGCACATCGTCAGAATTTACAACGCGTCTTCCCATTTTTTCTTCCGCTTTATCTACTGCCATACGCAAAATTGCTAATTCACAATCCGCAAATGACAATTCTTTACATACATTTTGCTTTTTTGGCATTCCTATATTATAGAGTTAAAAAAATTTAGAGATTATTAAATATAGTAAAACAAACCAAATGGAAAATAACAATCCATTAGATATTATAAATCCACTCAGTTTAAGACGACGAATTAAACGTGAATTAGAACTATTACAAGAAGACCGTGCTTTTACAAATATTATATGTGTAATCCAAGAAGACGATGATATAACTACCTATACAATAAGTATTCATAACATTGTGGATGATAAAATATATAAATTTATAATTTCATCTGATTACCCATTTAGACCTCCTAAATTAGTAATAAATTATCGGCTTTATTCGGATTATCAAAAATTCGGGTCACCGTTTTTTACGGATGCAATGCTAAAATATAAAGGTATAAAATGTTTATGCTGTGAATCTATATTATGTAGTAACAATTGGGCACCTAATTTAGGGTTTAAGAATATTTTTGCAGAAGTGAGAAAATTCAAAGATTATTGTAGAGAAATTGCATATCGTGTTATAATTGAAGTTATTACACGAAAATATTTGATAGATGATATAAATATCGTGGAGTGGTTATATTAGACAATTTTAGAAACTATAGAATTGGAGAGAAACTTATATATGTGAATTTGTTACTAATGGTTCCTTATTCTTCAGGTGTACTACTACCAAAAGATGTTAACCCATTACCAAAAGATGTTAACCCACTACCAAAAGAGGTTAACCCACTGTCAAAATAAGACGTTGAATCTGTAGTTGCTGGTTTTTCTGTAGTTTCTGCTGTTTCTGTAGTTTCTGTTATTTCAGGTGTTTCTGTAGTTGCTGGTGTTTGACCAAAGGATGTACCAAAAAAGGATAAAGATGACTCACTTTTAGGTGCTGTATTCTTGGTTGATGTAGGTTTTGATTGAGGCATTAATCTCGTATCTTCGCCTCCTAAATGTCTCAAGTCAACTGGTTTAATAGCAAATGCATACTGAGCTCTATCGAAAAAATCAATATTTTCTTTAAGATTCTTGTCTGATAATTGGTATCTCATAGCTACCATTTGACATCCATTTTCTCTACATAGTTTTCCATCTGGATTAGATGGATTTGAACCATTGTCAGGAAAAACAATAGTCATACCATATTTATTATATTCTTTTAACTCGCTTATATCAGAATTATTTTTAATACTGTTGTAATCATATGCTCTCATAAATATAGAATTACTAGTTAAATTTATATATTCAAGTAATTCTTCATTTTCTAAAAATGCGGTATTTGTTCTATCGACAATCAATATAACTTTATTTTTAAGTGATAATAAAGGAGCTGTTCCTAAATTTTTACCATCAGAATTATAACTATAAGCTGGACCTAACATAATGTCAGTATTCTTTCTAAAAATCTCAGCTAATTTTGAGTACATTTTTTGGTTATTACTCTTAATTCTTAAATGAATTAAAATAGGATCAGTTGGGTTTGGAGATGAACCTCCTGAAAAAGCATAGTTACGTATAGTATCCATTACAGTGACAAAATTCACTGAATTAAATGTTTCCTTAACACGGTAATTATCTGTCGTACTTGTTGCAACCACTGGCTGGTCATCAATCGAATACACTTCAAAATCAAGACATCTAACTCCTTGCTTGATAATTGCTTTGAGAATACAAATATCTACATAATCGTTCTTATATGATCCTCCACTGCAAGCATTGTAAGCGGTTTTAATATAGTAATCAAATAATTTACCACGACAATCTGCGTCTGAATCTCTTATTGGTCTTAAATTTCCGTCTACACTGGGATATAATGAATTCATTTTGTTACATTCACTCTTTTGAAGCCCATTCATATAAATAATATGCCAAATATAAAAAATAATAACAATGATTGTGAATGCTCCTATTATGAGTGAAACAGTATTTTCATCCATATTTTCAATAATGCTTAAATAAGAAGTCGTTGTTTGATTTGATGACATATTAGTATAAACTATGTAACCGATTAAACCAAATAAAATAGTAAATATAATTCCTATTAATATGTATATTTTAGTTGTATCATTCATTTTTTGAATACTGCTTAAATAATCATTTTTTTTCTTTGATGACATTGTTAATATATATTACTATTTTAAAATTTTTGTTTAACAAAATTGTTTAATAAAATTATTTTTTATATATTATATAAAACGAGGTTTGAAATATAAAAAAGTATAAATCACAAAAATGTAAATGAAAAAAGGTGTAAAAGAATTTATAATCAAGAAAATAAAGAGTTATTAGAAATAATTAAATTATATTATGACGAAATTAAGAATTAAAAATAAGTGTATAATATAATAATATGCCTGGTGGATTGATGCAATTAGTGTCTCAAGGACAAGCCAATTTAATTTTAAATGGTAATCCTCAAAAAACATTCTTTAAATGCACATATAAAAAATATACCAATTATGGTCTTCAAAAATTTCGAATAGACTATGAAGGTAGCCCACAACTAAGTTTAACAGCTGAGAGCACTTTTACATTTAAGATAAAACGCTATGCAGACCTCCTTATGGACTGCTATATATGCCTAACATTGCCGAATATTTGGTCTCCAGTAATGCCCCCACAACCTTACACGAATCCTGACGGCACAACTGGCTATACAGATTGGGCTCCCTATGAATTCCAATGGATAAAAAATTTAGGAGCACAAATCATCAGCAAAATTACCATAAATTGTGGTAATCAACAACTCCAACAATATTCCGGACAATATATTTTAGCCTCGGCACAAAGAGATTTTAGTGGTTCAAAACTAGCACTATTCAGCGAAATGATTGGCAATGTCACAGAACTAAACGACCCTGCAAACGCTGAACCTCGTGTAAATGCATATCCGAATGCGTTTTATACAACCAGTCCTGCTGGTGCTCAGCCATCCATTATGGGACGCACATTATGGATTCCACTAGGTTCTTGGTTCAATCTTCTCTCAACACAAGCATTCCCATTAGTCGCGCTTCAATATAACGAATTATGGATAAATGTATCGTTTAGACCGATTAATGAATGGTTTACGATAAGAGATGTAATGGATTATACAAATAACTATCCAATTGTAGCACCTAATTTTAATCAATCTTATATGCAGTTTTACAGATTTTTACAAACACCTCCTGATGAAGAATTAGGTCCTGACTCTTATGTAGACACAAGAACAAATTGGTTTGCCGATATCAATTTAAATTGTACTTATTGTTTTCTCTCGGATGATGAAGCAACGATATTTGCTAAGAATGAACAAAAATATTTAATTAAACAAATATACGAAAAACCTTTTTACAATATAACTGGAGCAAATAAAATCGATCTGGATTCAATGGGTATGGTTATCAGTTGGATGTTTTATTTCCAACGAAGTGATGCTAATTTGAGAAATCAATGGTCTAATTACACGAATTGGCCTTATGAATATATGCCTCAAGATATAACACCAGCATCAACAGCCGGCGATTATCCTAATCCAAATCCATCAGGACCAACTCTTTTGGGACCTGGTTTAAATCCAAATGGAACATTGTCTGGATTATATGTAACAGGAGTTTATAATCCGCAAAATATAAAATCAATTTTGGTTGCGATGGGTATATTATTAGATGGTCAATATAGAGAAAATATATTGCCGGCTGGTGTCTACAATTTTGTGGAGAAATATGTAAGAACGGCTGGGTTTGCACCACCTGGTCTATATTGTTATAATTTTTGTTTAAATACGGACCCATTAACATATCAGCCTTCAGGAGCAATGAATATGAGTAGATTTACTAATATACAGCTGGAATTTACCACAATAACACCACCAGCAGATCCTTATGCTCAAGTTTTGACAATTTGTGACCCAACTACAGGGGACATTATTGGTATTAACAAACCAACTTGGAGAATTTATGATTATAACTTTAATATGTATTTAATGGAAGAAAGAGTGAATATGGTAATATTTGTTGGTGGAAATGCTGGATTATTATATGCTACTTAGATTGAATAAATTGAATAAATTTCGGTTTTTATATAATTATAAAGTTGTAAAAAATTATATAAAAAATATATTTACACAGATAAAGAAAATGAAGTAAAGAATTTTATTATACAACAAATCCATTAGTAAATGGTTCTGATTGATTATTTACAAAGACGTTTATCATCTGTCCTCTTCCCAAACTATATAAATATTTAGAATTTACATATGTATTGAGATTAAAATAAGACGCGGTTGGGTTTATTATTTTTGAGATACGATTCACTTCAGTAATACCTGCTGTAGTAAATGTACCTCCAGCATATAAATTGCTACTTGAGTCAACTACTAAAGCACTTACAGTATTATTGAATCCACTTCCTAAATTATACCATAATGAACCATTCCATCTTGCGAGACGATTCGCTGAATTTCCACCAGCTGTAGTGAACGCACCTCCAACATATAAGTTGTTAGCTGAATCAACTGCTAAAGCACTTACAGTATTACCTAAACCACTTCCTAAAGCGGACCAAGTAGATCCATTCCATCTTGCGATACGAAGAGATGTATTGCCACCTGCTTCAGTGAACGCACCTCCAGCGTATAAATTGTTAGCCGAATCAACTGCTAAACTATTCACAGTATTATTTGCACCAGTTCCTAAAGCAGACCAAGCAGATCCGTTCCATCTTGCGACACGATTCGCTGAATTTCCATCAACCGTAGTGAACGCACCTCCAGCATATAGATTATTAGCTGAATCAATGGCTAAAGCATTAACATTACTATTTGCGCCAGTTCCTAAAGCAGACCATGCGGATCCATTCCATCTTGCGACACGATTTACTGTTCCTGCATCAGCTGTAATAAATGAACCTCCAGCATATAGATTATTAGCTGAATCAACCATAAAGCGTTTACAGGACCGTCCATGCCAGCTCCTACAGCAGACCAGGTGGTTCCATTCCATCTTGCAACAAAAAATGCATTGCTACCACCAGCTACAAGAAAGTTACCGCCTGCATATAAATTACCATTGCCATCTATTGCTAAAGCATTTACAGTGTTATTTAAACCAATTCCTAAAGAAGACCAAGCGGAACCATCCCATTTTGCGATATAATTTGCACTAACTCCATTAACTATTGTAAAACTACCACCAGCATATAAATTACCACTTCCATCTAATACTACAGCATTTACATTACTATCCATGCCTGCTGATAAAGGATTATAACCTCCAAATACAGATAAATTATTATTTAAAATACTTGTAGTATTAATAGAAATATCCACATTTATACTAACGGTTGATGAGTTAAATGAAGAAGAATAATCATTTAAATTAATTGTTGTTATTGGATTACCAATGCCAATTGGTCCTGTCATTCCAGTTGGTCCAGTTGCTCCAGTTTGTCCAGTTGGTCCAATTGGTCCAGTTACACCTCGTTCACCCTGAACACCTTGATTACCTTGAACACCTTGTGGTCCAGTTGGACCAAAATCACCTGGAACACCTTGAATACCTTGTTGTCCAGCTGGTCCTGTACTACCTTGTGGTCCAGGGGGACCTATTAGACCTTGAATACCTTGACCACCTTGAGGACCTGGATTACCTTGTGCTCCAGTTGGACCAATACTGCCTTGAGGACCTGTTGCACCCTGAGGACCTGTAACACCTTGAATGCCTGCACCAGTTGGACCAATTTCACCTGCTGGACCTGTTTGACCGCGAGGACCTGTAACACCTTGAATACCTGCACCAGTTGGACCAATACTACCTTCTGGGCCAGTTGATCCTACATTACCAGGAATACCTTGAATACCCTCAATACCAGGTGGACCAGTATCTCCTTGAAAACCTCGTGGACCTATTTCACCCTGAGGACCTGTTTGACCCTGAATACCTGCACCAGTTGGACCGGTTTCACCTTGTGGACCGGTTTCACCCTGAGGACCGGTTTCACCCTGAATACCTACTCCAGTTGGACCGGTATCACCTTGAATACCTTGAGGTCCTATATCACCTTGAATACCTCTTGGTCCAGTATCACCTTGAATACCTTGAGGTCCTATTTCTCCAGTATCACCTTGAATACCTTGAGGACCTGTTGCTCCTGTATTGGTAGCTTCACCTGGAATTCCAGTTGGACCAGTTAAACCAGTTGGACCAGTTGGACCGATTGCACCAGTTGAACCAGTTTGACCTTGTGGACCGATTGCACCAGTTGAACCGACTGAACCTTGTGGACCGATTGGACCAGTTGCTCCTGTATTGGTAGCAGTACCTGCTGGTCCGATTGGTCCGGTCATTCCAGTAGGTCCAGTAGGTCCAGTTGAACCTCTACCAATACTATCAGCGTACGATTTATTAACAAGTTGATCATTTTGTGTAGGTACTTGACTGCAAGTAGGTAATCGAGTTAAAGTAGTAGGTGTTAGGTTCAAAGAACCACTTGAATTTGTTAAAGAAACAAATGACATTATACTTATATAAAAGAAAATAATATTAAAATATTAAAAATTTGAACTAACATTTATATACTATATTTGTAGAATTTGTAATTTTAATATCTAAATTATATAATAAATTAGTGTTTTTCTATTCTATTATTACCATAATATTTATATAAGATATATTAAACAAATTTAAACAAATGACAATTATATTATATAAAATGTTGTCCAA